CCAACCCACAGCAGTCATGCCTTTACATTCTTTTCCGTATTTTTCTTTCCAATCCAATACTTTTCTTGCATTGTTTCTAGCGGATTGTGGAGCATCATAGCTTTCAGCAGATTTAGTAAAATATTTTTCAATATCTGAAGAAGCTTTAGTTTTTTCTTTTCTTTTTACAATTATATTTTTAATAGACCTTAAAAACTCAGAATAATCAAATTCTTCATTTATCCAAGACGATGAAGATTTTTTTGTGCTTTTTGGATGACTACTTGGCAATAAATCATTGTCTTGTTTATAATTAGGGTTAGACGGTCTTTTGTTTCGAAGCAAATATAAAAAAGCTCTAACTCTAGCTAAACCCCACCCTATTCTATTCATGTTTGGTGCATGGCTAGTAGAAAATGCTCCAGCACCTCTTCTAAAAACAGATTTTAGTTGACCCATACTAGCTTTAAATTCTGGATCTTTATCATTATGTTTTTGCATTAAAGCTTTAATTTTATCTTCGGTTTCTGAAGATAGCTCTATGCTTTTATTTGGTTTATTCGCAGAGTCTTTAGAGTTTTTTTTAGAACCTTTTTTTTGCTCTTCTGGTTTTGCTGGAGTTTTCCTTGGATCATTTTTGTTCGGTTTTCCATATTGCAAACCTTCAGTTTTATCTGTCATATTAAATCCTTCTAAATAAGCATGAATAATTTTTTGTCTATCAACTGTTCTGGAAATCCATCAAAATTACTATAAGCAAAAGTTTCGCCAGCCTTAATATGTTTTTCGGCATCTTTCTTCCTAACTCTAAGAACGCCTATAGGAAGATCTACGCCAGTATCAAAATCTTTAAGCTGACCATGAGCATCGCCCCAACTATTAACAATAATAGCATATGGTTCGGTAGCTCTATCATCAACACCGATAAAGCACATTTGATGACCCCAATTATCTGTCTGGCGATGAAAACCATCGTTAGCTGCTGTCATGCTGTAGCCAATATCACTAGCAGTTGTGCAAGGATAACCATTCACAATAGCTTCTACTAATTGATCCCAACTTTTAATTTGAGCAGCAGATTTTACTGGGTGTTTAGTTCCTTCTTCAATAAATTTTTTGTCTGGCCCTGGAGTATCGCCCCATTTTTTAGCTACGCTTCCTGCATATTTAGGAACGCCATCGAAATCACTACGCAGAACACCATATTTAATGATAGCATCTGCCATCCAACTACCAAGAGAACCGTCTTCTCCATTAAGCTGACCACGACCAACAAGAACCCTGCCTATTCCATAAAGATATGGAGGAAAAACAGGTTCAAATTTTTCGTGATCGCCCTTCATTAATTTTTCAGTAGCCATTAAATATTCAACGGCATTTTTAGCGCCAAAGCTTACACAATCTCCAATTTGCTGCTCGTAGTTCTCGGTGTCCTTACCAAGAACCTTACGAACAACATCATACAACATCATTTTTTTGCCCTTAGTGTCTTGGCTTTTGCCATAAACATTAAAGTCTCTAAATGATCCGCCGTCTTTAATTAAATTAAACTCACTCTCAACAAGCGAAGGATTGTCTTTTCCTGCCCAACCATTAAGTTTTGATAATTCAGACATATTTCACCTATTTAAATGATTTAAAACCAAGTGATATTTCTTTCCACGCAATAGAAAAATCTTCTTTTGTTTGCATCTTTCCGCTTTGATATAAAGAAAAAAGCTTTTCCTGTATATCAGTAAAAAGAGCTTCCCATTTTGCTCTATCTCCACCAGATCTCATTAATGCTGCTTTATTTGATTCTGCTGTTTTCTTCAGAATGTCTTCAAGGGTTGTTATAGTTCCGGCAGCAATTGCAGCTGCAATAGAATCAAAAGAAGATGCTATAGCAGTACATTGTTTGATCTTGTCTGATTTTGATAGTTTTACAGGTTTTAAACCATCATATATAAACTTTGAAAGCTGATATTTAGAATCAGTAAATTCTGGTTCTATCTCTGGAGAAGGAGGAACATCAGGTTCTTCTTCACCTATAAAAATATCGGTTGATATAAAGTTTGTTCTAATAGCTGTTTCTATTAGTTTATCGCCTTCTTTAACAACATATAAATGTGTTATAGAGACAATAACTTTAAGCCTTTTGTTTTGAATTCCAGAACCAAAGAAAATACCATTCTCGTAATTTCTAATTCTTTTTTCAGCATATCCATCAAAAACTTTCCAAGAATACACTGTTGAAACTAAAAATTTCGGAGGATTCTGTATAGGGCTAACAGAAAGATCTACTAAATCGCCCAAAGCAATAGGGATTTCTGCCCCTACAATCTTTTGTTCTGGAACTACAAAGTTTTCTGCAAAAACAAAATTACAGAAAAATAATAAACAAAGAATTGATTTTTTAAACATTATTACGCCTCATTTTTTGCAACTTTAATTGCAAGTAGGAAATCTTCAGAAGTGATAGGTGTGTTTGGTTCAAATCTATTTATCAAAAAAGTAATTGCTGGAACTACCCAAGTTTCTTTAGATAGAGTAGCAAGAACATCTACAACTTTATCATCTGTTTCGCCTGGAATAAGCACAGATAACCATTTCATCGTAGAAATAATAAGAGATACAGTTTTTTGTACTTGTTCTGGACTTACCGCAGTTTTTACATCGCTCATAATTTTCTCCTTTAGAATAAAAAGTAACTCATATACATTTATATTCGTTTAAAATAAATTGTCTAGTAAATAGATTGTTTTTTTTGAAAAAATATTTCTATATAGTCCAATTAGACCTTATAACATAAAGATTTTTATTTAATATTTCTTTCTTAACTTCAAAATCTGTTAATCCAATAACAGTTTCTAAATGTCCGTTTTTGTCAGAACAAACAGCCCAACATTTATTTTTAGATTTTATTATAGAGCAAAGCTTTTTTATTATTTTTGACTTTGCGTTTTTATGACTATTGCATAGTTTATTTTCTATTTCTATTTGAACTTTTTCTGGATCAAATAAATTTCCTATACCAAGCCAAAACCTATAGCGTGTCCACACCCTTAATATTTCAACGCCTTTAATATTTTCTATTTCAGAAACAATTTTAGCAGTTATGTCAAAATTAGTATGACCAACCCAAAGTTTATAGAGTCCGCTAGAAATACCATGTTCTGCAATAGGTATTAGTCCATAAGGTCCAGATATTAACCTTACATGCTTTGTTGTTTCGTCTTCTTCTTCAAAGCTATCTTTTTGTTCTTGGTATTGAGAATCGTCAACCTCTAATTTTTTATTAGGTTTTAATGGATCTTCCCATTTTAACCATTGGATTTTTCGCATTTTCCATTTTCTTCTTTAAAAAATTTTCTATATTGTTTCCAGCCTGTAAAATTACCGTAAGATTTATCGCTGGAAAAACTAGGAGTAGCGCAATGCTCAAAAGGACTCCAATGACCAGATTCTTTTAATTGATCATGCAATGCATAATCTTTTTCGTAATCTATTACACCTTCGAATGTTAAATAGCTTACCCTAGCACATCTAGCCACTCCAATCTTTAAAAGATTTTCTTCTTCTGGAACATTAGATATGTGTTTATCTGCAAAAGGTATATGCCAAGAACCAATGTCTATTTTTTTAGGAATAGACTCTAAAAGTTTGCTTTTCATTAAGCTGGCTAATTGAAAAATTTCAGGTTGGGCATTTTCATTTATTCTTAATTTAAAAAAATTATCATAATCAGTAGCTGTAACAATAACGGTAACGCTAAACCAAGGTTCTAAAAGTCTATTTATTATCTGCTTGTGAACATTTAAAGACTGAAGCTCTTTTGCACAAAAAATCATTTTATCTCTAGCTTGCAACCATATAGTTTCTGCAACAGGAATATCAGACGGTGAAATCTCAGAGAATGCTTGCATACCAGATTGATTTTTGCCCCAATGAACAGGCATTACAGGGTCTTGTTCTATTTTTTCTATGAATTTTTTTGTAGGTATTGCTCTACTACTAGCAGCATTTCTAGAAAGCATTCTGTGTGTATTAAATTCAGCAAGAATAAATCTAGGAAATGTACATACAAAACTAGTTATTCTTTTATCTGATGGACTTATAGAATCTGCAACTATTTCAACTGATATCATTGTTTTTCTCTTGTGATAAATGCTTCCGTTGGAGTTATAACGGCTCTTTCTCTTTTTTCTTTAGGAGAACCTAATTTTTTAAGAGCATCATCCCACATTATTAATATTTTTTCGGTTATTTTTTTATTTTCTGAAACAATCCCATATTCTGCTATTCCGTGTGTAATTACAGGATCTAAAGAACCCAAACTTAAGAGAGCTAATAGATGCCCCATTCTCTCGGATAAACTGTTTATTTCAACAGAGGTTATTGCTTTTTCTAAATTGACTTTGCAATAAACTTCTTCATCGTCTAAATACAAAGTAACAGAAGATAAATTTTCATGCATCTATTTTTTTCCTCATACATGTTCCACTTAATAAGAAACCATTTTTTTTATAAAAATCAATCATATTAGCATCACAATTTAAAGATAGCTCATAACAATTGTTGTCTTTAGCAAAAGAATAGCAATGTTCTAATAAAATAGAAGCTATTCCATAACCGCTAAATTTTTTTTGAACACACAAATTGCTTATATAACCACACGGCATTGGTCTATGTTTTTTTTGATATATGTCTAATGTGACACTTCCAGCTATGTTTTTCTCTTTATAAAAACAAAAAACATTACTTTTTTTTAAAGATAAAAAATCAAAATATCTTTCTAATTCAATTTTAGATATTAAAAAGATTCCAATTTCTTTTAAGCAATCAGAATAACCGTCAAATATTTCTTTTTTTTCTAAAACTTTAATGCTCATTTATGCACTCTATTATTTTTTCCGCTGTTTTTTCCCATGTATATTTTTTCATGTGTTCGTAAGCATTATCGTTATTTAAAATGCCAGATTGTATTTTATTTTTTACGAGAATCATTTTTTCAGAAAGTTGAGCAATTGTTTTATCGTTTAGGTTAGGCCAGTATCCTTGTCCGTAAAACCATTTGTTATCATACGCCCTTACTAACTTATCAACTTCTACTAACTCACACACATCTTTATTTACAAATTCTTTATGGGCGGTTGCGTTTGTAGCTATGCAATGCTTTCCCATTGCTAACATCTCTGCCAACTCCATATTCCAACCTTCTGCTCTTGCTGGAAATATTCCGCAGTCACATCTTTTTATTAATCCCGCTAGTTCTTGCTGAGTTTTAAATCTATGGCTTATCTTTATCCTGTTGTCAAAAGAATAGTAAGACTCCCATTCGCTTCTTTCTTTTTCAGAAAGGAATGGATTATCACAGTGCATTATTAATTCTACATTGGTATCTTTAGGAAAAGCCTTTTTAAAAGCTTTTATAAGTATGTCATGGCCCTTTCTAATTTCCCACTTGCCTATATTAATAAATGTTATTTTATCATTTTCTTTTATTTTGTTTTTTTCATAAAATATTTTGTTATCAACCCCAAAAGGAGTTTTGTATATTTTTTCTTTTTTTACGCCAGAATTAATTGCCACATCAACTGCCCAATCCGTAGGCAAAAAAATCTTGTCCATAGAATTCATTTGATGAACTTCTTCTTTTGTCAATGGCTCAAGTTCAAATATGGTCAACGCAAACCTATTGTTTTTAGAGGGATGCATAGACAAATCGTTTTGATGCCATATTTTTAAACTTGGAGCATTACAATCATAAAAAGTGGTTTTTTTTCTTAATTCATTTATAAGAGTCAAATCTTCATTGTTGCAATCTGGCTCTCCCATACACCACAAAAAAACATCTAATTTTTTAGAAAGTTCTTTGACTATATTTAATGAAACTAATCCATAGCCTAATTGGTTAATTGGACATACTATATTTATTTTATTCATCTTCGCTAGTCTTTTCTAATAAAACAACACCGGACATTTCTAACTCTATTAATCTAGCAGTTTTTTTCTCTGCTTGTTGCCACTTGTTTTCTTCATAAGTTATTATAAGAGATCTTTTCTTCTTGTTAGGAAGAACTCCCCAAATTTCATAGTATATAGACATAACAGCCTCCTTATAAAAAGCTGCTATTAAATACACTATTGTTTAAGATACTGTTTTAATGAATTTTTCTAGTTTAATTCCAAATATTTCTTTTAAATATCCTTTATGACAAAGATTAGAAATACAAGAGTCAATTTCTTTAAAACTAAGGCGTTTATTAATTTCTTCTGGTTTATTTTTTATATATACAAAAAGCTTATCTTCTATTTCGTTTTTCGTTAAAAGACAATCGTTTGGAATGATGTGATATAAAACACTTTCTATTTGTGTTTCAAATTTTTGTCCTGGTTTAGGATCTACCTTAGCGTAATGCGTTTTCATAAAACCTCCATTTTAGATAAAGGTATTATATAAAAAAGAAGTGTTAAATGTCTATTTTGTTATTCTTATTTTTGTTGATTATTTGAATTTTTATTTTGTTTAAATCCATTATCAATTGCTGTAATTCATTTACATTTAATTTAAATATATATCTATTAATATTAAAAATTATATCTGAACTATCTTCTTGCAAAAGAATATTAAAATTATTCATTACCATTCCTTTGGAGAGGGAGAGTTTTCCCACTGAAAATCATGTATTGTCTTTCCAAAAAGATGTGATATTTCATGCTGTATAAGGGAAGTTTCAAATAAAGATTTATGATCAATGTCTGAGTTTGGATTTTGTCCAAAAAACATAGTCTCTTTAAAATTATCAGACTTTATAATTACCCAGTCATGTCTAAATACGGTAAGAACTTGATCGGGAAAGCTCAAGCACTGTTCTTCTTGTGCAAATTTACTTCTTGAAAAATCAATTATTACTGGGTTTATTAGTATTAAAGGTCTTCCTTTTATCATAGCCACAGCTACAGAAGCATTAATTCCAAGCTGATTAGCTGCTATTCCAGCAGCTTTAATTTTATTTTTTTTATTATGAGCGTATATAAACAAAGTCATTCTTTTCGCAATTTTTCTTCCTTCTTTTAAATCTACTTGTTTACACTTTGTTTTTATAAGAGGATTATCTATTGTTATTTTCATCGAAGTACTCTTCTATATCCTTTTCTACTTCAACAGCGTTAACATAACCGTCTGGTATTACGGCAAATCTGCAAGCGCCATCCATTTCTATTTGTTGATCAATAATAAGACATGAGTTTTCTGATTTGTGCAATGCACAATTACCACATTTAACACCTATATTTTTTACAGGATTGCTTTCTCCGTTTTCGTAACCGACCCAAATACCATTAGATTTATCAAGTGGTCCAATTTTTTGAGACAATGAGATAAGCGAGTTTGCCAAAGCTTTTTCATCTTCTGAAAGTTGTACATAAAGATCTTCATGTGATTGAGATTTTGTCATCTTATTAAATTTTTCTGGACCTTCAATAGCAATACCTTGTTTTATAGCTTCTTTTTTTCCGTCTTTGCCAGTATAACATTTTCCTTCATCTCCCCATTTCCAACCATCTTTTCCATTTTCAGAACAATTCTTTAAAGGCATTTTAAGCTCTCCCTTTTAGTTTGTTTTGCAATTAACTTACAAAGTTTTAAAAAATAACATTCTTTAAAATCCATTTTCATAAAATTTACATCTTTATGAACCCATTGAATATTGTTCTTAGTATATCCAAGATCACTATTTTTTCTGTCTAAAGAAGCTGTTCCCAAATTATAAAAAGATCTTTTATTCATTATCTTTGAATATTTTTCATGAGTTATTTTTAATCCTGAGTATGCACATTTCCCTTCTTGTTTTAAAAAAATATCCCAAGCTTCTTCAATGCTTACTGAAATTTCCACATTTATTCTTTTGGCGTTTTTTTTAACACGACTCCAATATCTTCCTGATATTTCTCCAAAAGTTTTATTATTATGGGATTTCCTTATCATTTGCCTTTATTGCAACCACACGATTTAGCGGGAGCATTTTGAGGGTTTTGTAATGCTTGTTGATGCTGGTTAATCATTTCCTGAGAAACAGTAAATGTATCCCATTTTCCAGCAGGGCATTTTTCTGAAGCCCATGTATTTTTGATATTTAAAAAACAACCACATAATTGACATGTGTTTTCAGGTGTCTTGTTCTCACAGTTATTACAAATAGATGTTCTTTCATGAAAAACATTTAATGGAACTCTTTGAAATCCAGTAGCTGCGTGTTTGACTATAGCCTTGGTAAAATTAGCAGCCTTTTGAAAAATTCCTGGAACTGGTTCTGTCATGGTCTATACTCCACTTTTAATCTAAATTCACGACAATCTTTTATAGCATGAATATTATATGACCGCCAGCTTCGAAGGTGGCAAAATGTATAATGGCAATCCTTACAAACAACAATTAAGTTAGATATTTCTAATTCTAAGTCTTTGTTCTTGCTAAAAGGTACTATGTGATGACAAGTAAGATCTTTTTCAGAACCACAGGCTAAACATTCTTTATCTTGTTCAATAAGCTTATCTCTAAGGGCTGGCCATTTCCCCGATCTAGGTTGTCCAAAGAAAAATTCTTTTAAAAATTTAATCATTTGATACTCTTGACTCTTGAGTTTCTATTTTAGATAAAGAATTTGAATTTCTTTTATCTTTACATTTTTGGCAAAACCTAATGTTTATTGGGTCACTAGACAAAAAAGTTTTATTGCACCAGCCAAGACAATTTATAACTTTTGAAAAACCTTTATCAAGATGTTTTTTTTTCATTTTTATTTCTTTCAAAACAAATAGCATCTTTGCCTTTTCCAAAATGATTACTTATCAATTTAGAAGAAAATCTTTTTCTTTTAAAAAACATTATACTTGTATCATCATGCTCGTCAACATAGCAAATTATTTTTGAAAAATCTAAACTTTTTACAAAATCTAATAATACTGTTGCAAAACCATTTTTTCGCAAAAGAGGGTCTATGACAAGCTTATCTATGTATAAAGTATCTTTTTCTTTAAAAAATGCAATATAACCTATTATGGTATTACTTATTTGACATATATGTATAGATGTGTTTTTTTTTCTTACATATTCAATAAAGTCTTCTTCTTTCCATCCATATCCAGAGTGTACTATCCCAAAATCAACATCTTCAACAGTATTTGAATAGTATTCTATTCGCAACAAGTCTTTTATATTGCGCTTAAGTGCAATCTTTGTTTCTGCTATATTTTTCATATTGCACCAAGCTTGCTTTGGTTATATACACACCCAATAATTACCCCAAGTTTTTTATTAAAAATGAATAGTTAAATAATATATTTTTGGCAATAGCCACTTCTTTACCCTGATAGCATAGCATCAGAGTTTCTTTATGAGCCTTGGTTTGCTATGGACTATGACCAAACAAGACATTGACTAAAGATTTTTTTGCTTCTATCAGGTCTAAGTGGAGAAGTGGTCACTCCGTTCTTAGAATTTATCTTTAATCAAACTTTTCGTGCCACCTGTTAAGAGTTTGGCTACTCTATGGCAGTCTTTGGGTCTATACCCTGGTGTTGTGGATGCTTCGGGGAAAGAACTGCGAAAGAACCGTTATTGAATTTGATAACGCAGTTACTTATCTCCACAATCTCGTACATAGCTTTCTAAATTTTCTTTACGCAAAAGAAATATATACTTAGAACAACTGTCCTTCAATCTAAAATCCTTTATTTTCTTTTTATTTCGTATTGGTCTTTTGTCGCAAAACAGAAATGCTTCTTTTAAAATCTCAATGGCTTCTTTATTTGACGAAGCACATAAAGCTAGACAACAACTTCCTTCTTTATCTATACATGCTTTATATTTTGATTTTTTACTTTCTATACTAAGCCATATCTCATAAAGATATTTCATAGGTGTGCCTATCTAAGTGCGTTGTAAGTAGATAATACTTTTCCTATATATTTTTTTGTTTGTGCTTCTTTATAGCATTCAGAAGCGAAAAGTCCATCGGCTTCATATATTTCAATATTCCATTTAATATTTTTTAAACAATTTTTAGAAACTATAAAATTATGACTATCTATTTTATTTAATTGTATTTTTTTTCCTTCTAATCTTATTTTTTTATTTTTAGATTCCTGCATAAAAGATATAAAGTCTTCATTCAAATCTTTAATGTTTTCCCATAAGTTTTCATGAATAACAGTATCATCATCGTTAAAATAAATATGTCCATCTTTAATTAGATTTAAAGCAAAATTTCTTTGTGCGTTTCCAACTACGCTTTTAGAATCTTTAAAACAATATGCTTCACAATTTTCTGGAATATTTTCTGGAATATTTAACATATCAAATACAATAATCCATCTATAATTTTCTTTTGGAATGTTAATACTTGAAGAAATAATTTGCAGGTTCTTAGGTCTAGAACATGGAGTTATTATATTTAAAAACATTTTAATCCTTATTTTTTTTGTATGACCAAGAACTGTCTCTAAAATATTTTATCTCTTCTTTTTTAAAAAATTCATCTACGGCTTTTTTAACTCCATCCATGCAATAGTCATGACCGCATATAATACCGCCCTGTTTTACTTTTTTAAACCAACTAGAGATATCTGTTTTTACAGATCTGTATGAATGATCAGCATCTATATAAACCATATCAAAAAAATCATCTGCATATTCATTTGCTAGTTTGCTAGATTCTTTTTTTATTTCTATTATATTTTTATTTCTTTCTTTCGTTAGCAAAAACTCTTTATAAACTCTGCTTGCCCTACTTGGTGATGTAATGTACTGTTCCCAAATATCGCAACATGTTATTTCTCCAACATAATTAGATATTAATTCTGCTGATGCGCCAGCATAACTTCCTATTTCTACAACCTTCCATTCTTTATTTGCTTGGTAAAATTCTAATAAATCTTTTAATCCAAAAAGTCTATTTGTAGAATCCATTTCTTCGTTAAAATAATCATCATTATGATTTTCGCTTATTCTATACCTTGACAATACATTTTTTAATTTTTCATCATTATTCATTTTTCATCCTTTAAGTTAAAATTTAATATTTTTAGATATAATATTTGGTATTTCTATAATATTTTCCATAAAAGTTTTATCAAGATATTCTTTTACAGAATCCTCTGTTTCAAACATTTGATGTACTGGAATTCTTTTATAAAGCAATTTACTTATTTTATAATTTTCAAGCATTGTTTTAATATCAAATCTTCCTAAATGAATTAAATATATTAAATTGTCTGTTGGTAAACCATGAGCATGTTTTCCGATTGATTTCCATATGTGTTCTTTTGAAACAATAGAAACTTTATCATAATACGAATTATTTTTTCCTTGTTCAACAAATGAACCATATTTTCTTTGTTCTAATAAATTTTTAGATTTATCATAATCTTTTTCTATTTTATAATTATGAACTATGTCAAAACCATTCGTTACAATGTAATCTTTTTTATTATTTTTTAATATATCCATAAAATTTTCACAAATCAACAATTCGTCAATATCAACATATATCATTTTTTTATAATTTTTTAAAAACTTTTTTTGTATTTCTTGTTGAAAAATACCCATACTATTATTTACCATAAAATATTTTTCTCCGCAAAATATTTCAACAAAAATTATCTTTTCTTTATTTTTTTCTTTAAAAAAATTAATCACATCTTTTTTACATTTTTTATCTACAAAAATATAAAAATCTAAGTCTAAATCTATATAATTTTTTAACCAAAGTTCTAAATATATATTAACCCTATCAATAAATGTTGCTATGCAATAATCTGATTTAAACAAAATATTTTTTTCAATAAAATGTTCATATTTTATCATGTTTATAATTCTTTTTAAAATTTAATATTTACAATACAATTAATTACTCTAATTTGATCTTCGTTTAAAAAATCGTTATAAAAAGGCAATCTAACTAATCTTTCATTATACAATTCCGTTATAGGACAATCGCCTACTTTACCTCCAAATTTTAAACCCATTTCTGAAAGATGCAATGGTAAATAATGAAATACCGAATAGATTTTTTGAGTTTTTAAAATAGCAATAAATTTAGTTCTTGTTTCTAAACTAGGCATTAATAAATAAAATAAATGATATGAAGGAACACAACCTTCAGGAACATGAGGTAAACCTATTTTATTTTCTTTGGCCCAATCAAAAAGTCGTAAAAAATACAAATCCCAAATTAATTTTCTTTTTTTTTGAATTTGTTTGTGTTTTTCAATTTGAGCATAAAGAATAGCAGCTAAAATATCCGAAGGAAGAAAACTTGAGCCAATATCAACCCAAGTATATTTATCTATCATTCCTTGAAAAAACTTTTTTCTATTTGTGCCTTTTTCACGAATAATTTCTGCTCTTTCATTAAGATTTTGATCATTTATTAAAATAGCGCCACCCTCACCGCAACTAAAATTTTTAGTTTCATGAAAACTTTGTGCTGCAAGAGAACCTAATGTTCCAAGATAGCGACCTTTATAAAGCCCAAATAATCCATGAGCATTATCCTCAACTACAGGTACACCATGCTCTGAAGCAATTTTAAGAATAGTATCCATTTCGCATGAAATTCCACCATAATGAACTGGAACAATTGCCTTGGTTTTTTTTGTAATTAATCTTTCTAAATGCGTTTCATCCATATTCAAAGTATCCGAACGGATATCAATAAATATAGGTTTTGCACCTCTTAAAACAAATGCATTGACAGTTGAAACAAAAGTAAAGGAGGGAACAATCACCTCATCATCTGGCTTAATATCAAGTAAAAGCGCAGCCATTTCTAAAGCATGAGTACAAGATGTTGTTAATAATACTTTTGAAACTCCTAAAACTTGTTCTAGTAAATATTGACATTTTTTTGTAAATTGCCCATCTCCAGAAAGATGCATATTGGAAATAGCTTTGCAAATATAATTGTTGCTATTTAAATCAATGTATGGTTTATTAAAAGGAATTTTTTTCATATTTTAATTTTTATATATTTTATATTTACTCAAATCTGAATATAATAATTCTAAGTCTTCGTTGTTTTCTTTTATTCCGGCCATAAGACCTATTCCTTTGGCTGCTATTTCTGGAAGCATATAAAAATTCCAACCTGTCATAGTAAAATTATCATCGTGATAGCTACACTCGCTTCTTCCGCTGAATCTTGCCTTCTTATACCACTTATAAGCTTCTATGTCATCGGTTAATATCATTCCGCCTTTACCAAGTTTTAAATGTTTGTGAGGACCGCTAAAAGACAAGCATTGAGTAAATCCATTTTTGTACATGTTAGAAGTAAATCTAAGTGCGCTATCAAATATTTTTGTATTTAATAATCGATATTCACCTTTTATTTTTCCTTCTACTTTATAGAATTCTACTATTCCTCCTGCGTGAATTATTTCGCAGGGAACAGATGGATATGTTCTTGACGGTATTCCTATTTTTTTTCGATTGATTCCTTCGTATGTAAGAGCTAAAAACAATGCATTACTGCAATTATCAATAGCTACACAATAAGGAGCTTTAGTATAATCAGATATTACTTTTTCAAATTCTTCTGTTATTTTATGCGGTCCAATTGCTGACATTATATTACTAATCCATTATGATAAAAACAAATTTGATTTAAAAGAAGAACATCTTTAATATCAATATTATTAAAACAAGTTATCCAAAATGGATGATCAATAGCGGTTGTTTTTATATCTAAACCATAATATTTATTCATTCCTGTAAAATCTTTAACTTTTTTAAAAATTTCCGTAGAACATAATACATTTCCCATATCAATTCCTCCAGGACAAGGATAATTTGCTTTTAATTTAATATTTCCGTCAGATCTTATTTGTTTTCCTATTATCATTTTGTAATTACTTTGTTTATATTCGTCATATATTTTATATATTTTTTCATGCATTTTATTGTCATCATCTAATATGTAAAAAAAACCATTTTCAACATTTTTAATACATTCATTTAATTTTAACATTAAATCAAAAGGAAATGAATGCGGTATATTTATTGTAGATATTATAACATTCACATCTTTACTATTTTTTATATAATTTGGAATTTTTCCATTCCATAAATCACTTTTGCATAAAATCCAATTTACATTTTTGTTTTTAGGAATATCTTCATATTGTTTTTCTACAAATTCAGTTCTCCACAAAGCAGTCAATATATTAAGTTTCATAGTTTACCTTATTTTTAATTTACATAATAATTTTTTGTAAAATCAATTTTATCAATAAATTTTGTAGTTTCAACATTTTTATATCTTTCTTTTTGTGAATACTCATGTGGACAAAATGGTTTCATTTCTTCTGTATTGTTAATAAGTCCAATCCAAAATTCATAATAATATCTATCAAGATTTGGTTTTTCAATAATTGGAAGTTTTTTAATGTAATCACATCTTGCCCACCAAAAATTACCACTAAAATGCAATGTTTTTTTAAAATTAACACCTCTTAAATACGAACCTACACAATTATGTGTTTCTAATACTTTCAAACAATTTTCCCATTTTTCTATAACCGTATACGACATAGTTGTATCCCATTCTTTTCTTGTTCCTAATTTTTCTTTAGAAGATCCTTTTGTATGAAAATATAAAATAAATCCATCGTTGTTATCACCTATTTCTTTTACTAATTTTATAGATTCGTGTTCAAAATTGTTTTCTTCAGTTTTTAATATTTTTATTTTTTTATTTAAATTATTTTTTAAACATTCTTTTTGTAGCCATTCAATGTCTTCATTTTTTGGTTTTACAATAACGCAATGCATTTCTAAAATTTTTTCAAACAATTTATATTTATTTATTTTATTAAATTTGTCTTGAACATGTTCTTTCCAAGAATTATGAGGATAAATGTGATAAACTATAAATATAGGTGTATTCATCATGTTGCTTATAATAAATAAAAAAAACATAGACATCTATTTAAAAATACACTTTTTTATTAATTTGACTAACCAATGAAAAAAATATCATTTGTAATTTTAAACTACAAAAGACCTAAAAATTTAACTAATTATATCATACCAAGTTTATTACAAAATCAATTTAATGTTTAAACTTTTTCCAGATTTAAAAAATATATTTAAATTAAATTATTGATTATAATTTCTGTTGTATTTATGTTTTTTAAATGGTGTACTATTTAATAAGGAGAATTATATGCAAAATACTGACATTACAAAACAGGTTCAAAAATACTTTTCAAAAGCTGCTGATGTAGCAATTGGTGCTACTATTACACAATCAGATTTTTTAAGAATTTTATCACAACTTAAAGTTTTTCATTGGAATACAAAATCTTACGCTCAACATAAATCATTTGGCGAAGCATATGATGGTTTGTCAGATAGTATTGATGAATTTATTGAGCAATGGCAAGGCGAATACGGATTAATGCCACACGGAGAATTTTTTAGCTACGGCGTTTTAAATAACACGCCACAAGAAATAACAAATTTTATAGCTAATGTTGAAAACTTTTTTATTACAGAAGTTCCAAAAAATATTAACGCATCAATAAATACAAATTTAATAAATCAAAGAGATGAAATGCTTAGTTCTTTATCTCAATTAAAATATCTTCTTACATTAAGTTAATATGAGTTTAAAAAAAGACATATATTTTTATTTTTCTAATGCAAATATAATTATTGTTGATATTGACAATACTATTATTAGAAATGGAATATATCCAATTAAAAAAATGATAGATTATGTTAATGAATTAGCAAAAACTAATAAGATATATATAATAACTGGAAGGCCAGAATCAGATAGATCTAAAACAACAGAAACTTTAAAAAAGTCTGGCATTAAATATAATAAACTAATGATGAATAATATTGGCAACGATAAAAAATCTCAATTAGAATCAAAAAGAAAACACGCCCAAAACATAAAAGAAAAAGTAATACTAGCAATTGATGACAATCCAAAAGCTAGGAATGTATATAAAGAAATTGGAATAAAAACAAAATCTCCTATCAAATAAATCATTGATTATATATTGATTATAATATAATATTTCAATATGAAATCTTTTCCAAACATTACTATTTGTTCAGTAGATTGTTTAAATCATGAAAAAGCAATAGCTTCCATGCTTTATAGTATGAAAGACTGTTCTTTTGCAAAATCAATTTTTCTGTCTGATAAGCAAGAAGTACAATCTGATAAAATTACTTTTGTAAAAATAGATAAAATAACAAGTCGCCAGCAATACAGTTCTTTTATTTTAAAAGAATTAAATAATTACATAGATACTGATTTTGTGTTAATAGTTCAGCATGATGGATTTATAATTAATTCAAGTTCATGGAATGATGATTTTTTAAAATATGATTATATAGGAGCGCCTTGGAAGGGAAATGAAAACAAAAACAAAGTTGGTAACGGCGGTTTTAGTTTAAGATCAAAAAAACTTATAGATTTTATAAGTAATAAGTATAAAGACAAACATGTATTATTTAACGAAGATCTAGAAATATGTAATGTTTCATACGATGAATTAATAAAAAACGGATTTAAATTTCCAGATACAAAAACAGCTTTTGAATTTTCGATAGAACATAAATCAGAAGGTTATAATGAATTTCCTTTTGGATTTCATGGTTTTCCATTTACAAAAATAGGAATGGAATCAAAAATAAAAATTTTAGAATGGCAAAAAATAAAAGAGTATAAAATATGAATTACTCAGAACACATTTATAACTGTATAAATAAAACATTGGCTGGTCACTCTAAGCTTAATGAAAAAGCAATAACAATGCGTGGCATGTCTAGCTTTAATGTAAGAAATCTTTTAAATCTTTTGTTAGAAATGCCAAATGCAAAATACTTAGAAGTTGGGGTCTGGAAAGGTTCTACATTTTACTCGGCATTGTATAAAAACAATCCTTATTACGCACTTGCAATAGATAACTGGAGTGAATTTAAAGGATCTGTAAAATTTTTCTTACAAACAATATCTGATTTAGAATGCGAGTACAATTTTTTAAATAAAGACAGCTTTCTTGTTGATGTTAATAGCGAAATAAAAGAAAAAATAAATATTTATTTTTATGATGGCAATCATTCAAAAGAATCGCAGACATTAGCTATTACTCATTATATAGATGGTATGGAAGACGAATTTATTTATATTTGCGATGATTGGAATTTTGTTGGCGTTCCAGAAGGAACTTTAGAAGCAATACAAAAAGTTAATCTTTTAATAGAAAAATCATGGATATTAAAAGCTGATTATGCTGGAGATGTAAAAAATTGGTGGAATGGTTTATGGATAGCCCATTTAAAAAAAGGTAAAAAATGATAAATCTTCCTCTGTCTGATAGGCATTGTGGCGAATGTGATGTTTGTTGCACAATACTAATAGTTCAAGAACTTGACAAACCTGAATATACTAATTGCCATCATCAAAACAACGGCTGTATGATTTATGACACAAGACCAAGCATATGTAGAAAATGGTCATGCTCTTGGGTTTTAAATATAATACCTGGAGATGAAACTATCAGGCCAAACAATCTAGGACTTATGTTTTATCCTGCTCCAAAAGAAAACAATTTAGGGTTTGCCCATATGTTAGGTCAAGAGGTTTGGGAAGGCGCATCCGATTCAGAAATGGGAAAATCAGTAATTAATTATATTGCAAGCCACATGCTTGTATTAATAAGAAAGTACGGATCAAATACTATTAAATTTGCTGGTCCAAAAGATCAACAAGAACAGTTTTTAAAACTTTCTAAATAGTGATCTCACCCGGAACTCTTATATTTAACTTCTTGTCTGGTATTTTTAACAGGTCTGCTTTTACATAAAGTATATTGTGAGTTTTGTGCCATTCGCTAGGATAGAAATTTTTGACTCTGTTTAACTGAAACCTTACTGGCGTTCCTATATATTTTGCCGTTTCTTCTTTTGTATAATACCAAAAGCTATTACTGTTCCAAAAACTTATGTGTGTTGGGTCTTGGAAGGCCCCTCTTCCATCCGTAGATGGCGTTTGTGTCAAAAACCAACCCAATGGCTTCAAACACCTGTAAGCTTCTTTCATCACATGTATTGGGTCCTTTAAATGCTCTAGTGCATCATGCGCTCTAATCAAACCCACTTCTTCGTTTTTAAATGGCCAAGGCTTGTTTAAATCGTGAATAATATCGCCGTTTATTAAATCTACAGACTTATATCCATTTGGACTGTTAAATCCTCCGCACAGGTCTATTTTCAATAACCCATTTAAATCACACCATTTTTCAGCAAGTTGATATATGTACTTATCGTGCAAATTTAATGTTTCTTCTTGAATAAAAGCATTTTTTTCTCCATAGCAAGTATTATCTTTATGCCTATAGTATATGTAAAGACACTTATCTATATGATGTACATTGCCCTGTATGTATGTTTTGCAAAGAATGTCCTGATCGTCTAAGACTTCCATTTTCTCATTATGACCACCGATTTTAATATAAAAAGATTTTTTCCAAGCCCTTACATGATTTGGGGAAAACCAAATTTTAGAAAAAGAAGCTGCTGATGGTTCAAAAGATATTAGTTCTAAAAGCTTGCTTCCTTTGTATTCAAATTCTCTATTTCTCCAACCATAATAATCTGAATAAACAAAAGGTTTGTCGTTAAAATCTATTTCTGCACAGTTTGAGTAAACAAAATCTATATTTTCATCTTTGCTAAAAGCTTTGTATAGTTCTTCTAAACAGTCTGGCGTTAATTCATCATCATGATCCATTTCTATAATTACATGACCTTCTCCGGCCATTGAAACTTCTTTTTTGAATAGTCCTATTAATTTTGAGTCTGGCTTAGAAGAAAAAACAACTCTTGGCTTTAATGCCAATGATTCCATGTCTATTTTTGCATTGCCATTTGGAAGAACCACCCACTCAAAATCTTTAAATGTTTGATCGTTGAGAGATCTAGCCAGCCTTGGTAAATACTGCGTGTTATTTGTAGGCGTTACTATTGAGAAGTATGGCATTATTTCCAACTGCTTTCTTTTAAAATGTCTTCGTTTGCTTTAAGTTCTATTACTATAGAGTCAGGTATAGATGAGCATGGGATAAAAATTAACAGCTTGCCGTACTCTCTAGTATCTTTTCCTTCGTCTATTTTAAAACAAATTTCTGCATGTTTTGAGTTAGATTTTAAAAACTTGCTCTTGTTCTTTCTTGTTTTCGCATCGTTATATGTGTGCTGTATATTGTCTAAGTTTTCTGAACTAATAGATTTTTTTACAATTTCTTTTATTTTATCTGTTGTTGCTACAACTATTGTTCTTTTATCTGAAGATAGACATATATAAAAATCAGACTTAGTTCTAACATCTCTACCTTCTACTGTCTCAAAAACTCCATTTTCTCTCGGAATAAATTTAAAAGCTTCGTAAATAATATCTGATTGATTATCACGACACTTAAACTGTGCAGTTTTATTATGTTTTGAACACCTATAATCTATCATTAAATTTCTATCGTCTTCAAGACTTGCTTTTTCAAATTGATATCCAAATTTAGCGTTTAAGTAATTAGCTACTTTATCGGCTAGGCTATTGCCTTTTTCTATTCTCGCCATAATACTATCTTTCTTAATCATAAATCCCCATTTTTTTGATATATTCTTCTTTTAAATCTGAAATGCTTCCTATTATGTCTTCAGTTTTTATATTTAATTCTTTTTTTCTTAATAAAAAGTATTCATATAAAGTCAATTCTTCTTTTTCTAGCAGTCTAACAAAGTCTTTTTCTTCTAAGTTTGGACAGATTTGAATTATTGTATTGTTTGTTCCGTCACTATTCAAAGAAAATCTTTTTCTTATTTCTAAAATGGAAAATGGATCAATACTAAGAACATCTCCGCCATTATCTAATACAGATTTCATAAAATCTATTCTGTCATCTTCATGTATACCAAACATTGCTTCTATTTTTTCTATTGGTATTACAACTAAAGATCCGCTTTCGCAAGAAATGGCATTGCATAAATCAGATCTTACTGTTTTCATATATCCCTTTAAATAAATATTTAATATTCTTGCACATAAAACAAAGAACAAATCCGCAAAGCAGACCGCTAATAATAGTTACAACGCATTGTATCATTAAGACAAGACATCGAATCATGTAGTATTTCTTCCGATGTTTTTTCTTCTTGTTCACAACAAACATATTCCGTAAGACAATGGGATTGGTTTATTCTTAAATGAGATGGGTCTTTTTTCAAAAATGGATATATTGTTTTCATTTTATTTGTAAGTACCACCACACACTTTAAATTATTAATACCAGAATAGACAAAATCAATTAATTCTTTCGATAATGTTTTACATATAGAGTCATCAAAGAAAATATCATGATTATTCAGCATAATCACATGTGACTTTTGATATGTGCATGATAGTTTCATAAGAGAAAAGAAATCATCTAAAGAATTTTCCATGCTTACATACATAGGGCTGTTTTCTAATATAGACAGATTGTTTTCTTCTGAAAATGTTTTTATTGTTTTGAAAAAAAACTTTGATATTAAGTAATTTTTAGAAGTAACAAATAGTATTTTTTCGTGTCCTTTTCTTAAAGACACATCAAAATTACCTTTTTTGTTATCGTCTTCTATAAAAACTTTTAATTCTTCTATAAAATTATTCATCTTCTCCCTCTACACAAATTGGACAAAAAACTCTTTTTACAAATTTATAATCATCCACTGTCGTATCCATTAAAAAAGAATGACCGCATTCTAATTTTGCAAACCATTTTCCAAATAGCCTAAGACTAAAGCTTGTTATCTTTTCATTACATGTAACTAAAAACATTTTTTTGTTATTGTGTTTTAAAGTTATTATAAAAAATGCTAAGTTTTCAATTTCATAAGAAAAAAGAACATGGTTATTGTTTGTTTCTGAGTTTATATCTTCAGATTCTGGAAATTCATCACTACATAAGGTTTTTAGTATGGTTTTCCAGCTATGTTTTAATAGTTCTTTATGTTTTTTAGCTGACTTTCCAGCAACAACATAAAATATTTCATTGTTTTGTTTAAAAGACGAACTTTTCATTATTCACGCAATAAAAACAATTGATAATTTTGAAACACTGGTAATAGCCTTAAATCATTTCCAAAAGTATCCTCTAATATAACTACACACTTTGGCATAAACAAATATTCTTTTAAATATTCATCTAAAAATAAAATTTTAATAACATCTTCGTAATTTTTGGTTTTTTGTATAAATTTTCTTTTTTTCTTTTTATTAGCGCCTATATACTCAAGCCATATGTTAAAAAATATATTTTTCATTTTTTTTCTTTTGGTATTTCGACTATATCTTCTGCATCCCATCCAGAATTATATCTATTTTTTGCAAAATGATAATCTATTTTAACGATTCTGCTAAAATCAGACAATCTTATAATTTCATTATTGTATTCAATCCAAATTGTTTTTTCCGTTTCTTTTTTATTATATTTTCTTAAAAAATCTTTTTTAAAGCATCCACAACTTATAGTTCTTCCTGACATTATATTGTTTAAATATATTATCTTTTCTTTTCCGCAATCGCAAATGGTTTTTACCCTTCTGCATTTTTGTTTAGATGGCATTATTACAGGTTCTAACTCTTCGATTATAGTTAGTCTTCCTATTTTCATTATTTGGTATTAAACTCTTCTGCACATTCTTCGCACATTTCTTCCCATCCATCCCCAAGTATTTTTTGCGCTCGATCTACATTAGTCATTCCTATATTTTTATCGCATACAGGACATAACATTAATGATGTTTTAATAGCACAATTTAGACAGGTATCAATTGTGACCCCATCTACATCTCTAAGCATCCACTCTGAAATTTGAATGCCACACTCAGAACAGTGATAATCTAATTCTTCTTCCATTTTAAAACTCCTTTAGCCAAATGTAAGCACGAAAATCGCCATACGCCCATATTAACTCAAATCCTTCTAATTCCTTTTCGCTTAATGGATATTGCACACCACTTAGCGAAAGCTCTTTATTAATCACCATCTTTAAAGATTCACCGTTTTCAATTTTGTTACGCCATGTAACTCTATTTAGTGCCGTTCCTAGATATCCGCCCTTAGATTTCATTTTTTCTAGTATTACAAAAGCACCGCCAATCATACAATTATTTTTTAAAGAATCTATAAACATTTCTCTTTTTGAAGGATGGACAAAACACAAAGATAAAATACAAGTAGCAAATGAAAACTCTTCCATATACACATTTAAAAAATCATCAAGGACTACTTCGCTTTCGCCTTTGTATCTTTCAACCATCTCTTTGCACTTTTCAACAGGTATGAAATCTATATTTCTTGACTTAATCATACTTGATAAGGCTAATTCAACATTGCCTGTTGATGCACCAAAGTCATACACATTTGTTTCTTCTGCCATAAATACAGATGCAATCTCAGGCAAGAAATGATTAACGAAATTGTTGTGCCAATATAATTGTCCAGACAAGTGTTCGTCAAATTTTTCTGCTATTTTTGAGAACTCAAACATTTGTGATACTCCTTTAAACATCTTGCTATGTACTGTACTGAAGGTACATGCATACCATTGTATTTATATTTATCAGTATTTGAAGCATCTGGAATATGCCAATGGTCATGAAAACCCATAAGTCTAAGTCTCTCTGTAGGCGTTACTCTGCGTATATTCCCATCAGATACCACTAAATCTGTAAAAGATTTATAATCTCTTTTTGTCAAAGTTGATGAGACTCCGCATTCATCAAATTGATCACTTCTTTGGCGAGTAAAGTAGGCAAAGGTTTCTTTGAACCACATGCTCTCTTTAAAATTCCATTCAAAGCTTTTTTTGACAAGTTCCACGCTTTGTTGACAGGTTCTAGTACTACGAGGGCCAAACTCGAATATATCGCTATTGGCGGGGATTCCATCACGGACTCCCAAAATGTAAATTCTACGCCTTCGTTGGGCTGTTCCGCAGTACTGTGCATCGAGTGTCGTATAAGTCGCATCGTACCCGATGGAGGCAAGGTCACTGAGAATCGTGTTAAGTCCTCTTCTAACGAGCATTTGGACATTTTCAATGACACAGTATTTGGGTTGAACATCTTTAACTGCTCTGAAGAACTCTTTCCACAAGAACGATCTTTTGCCATATATTCCCTCCTTTGATTGACTTGCTATAGATATGTCTGTACAGGGAAAACCCCCAACTATTACATCAAATTGATCTTTTTCGTATTTTATTTTTGTGACATCGCCATAATTTGGAATGTTTGGAAAATTTTTTGCCAAGACTTGAGAAGGATACTTATCTACTTCTGCAAAAGCAGTTACTGCAAAACCTTCTTTTTGAAATCCTAAAGCAAAACCACCTATGCCCGAAAACATGTCGTAAACTTTAAGCATTTAAACCTCCTTGTAAGAAATATGTATGCGTTTTTCTTACAAAACAATGGGGCTGTTTTTTACGCAACCCCATGTCTCGTATGTATTAACGACATTTCTTTCTACTAAGAATGCCCTTAAACCTAGATTGTTTTTGCGGAGCAGCAACAACAACTTTTGTTTCTGGTTTTTTCTTAGTTTCAACTGCAACAGGTGCAGAAGATGAACAAACGCCACCAGAACAACTGGACTTAGAACGAAGCCCAATAGCATTAACAGATTCAGAACCAAAGGCAATCGATGTTGCCAAGAATAAATCCAACATAAAATCTTCCTCCTAAAGACACCACAAAGTGATCTGATAACATAATCAGATCGTAATTCATTATTCGAGTAAAGCTAACAATTATTCAATCATTAGACAATATATTTAATATAAAAATAAATACATTGTACTATCCATAAGAATATGGGCTTTTTTAGTTATGACAAGCTTGATTGATTTAGAATATGCTTAGTGCTTTACCATCAGATATAGGTATTGGTCGCCCTAAATTGTCTCTAATTTGAAACATTGGGTCTAAACCTAATGCTTTGTATACTGTGGCATAAACATCTGAAATACTGCAAGGTTTGTCTTTAATGTCCATACCATCTGAGGTTGTAGATCCATAAACCTGCCCACCTTGGATAGTACCACCCCCAAGAACCACAGACCAACATCTAGCCCAATGATCACGACCAGCATTCTGATTAATCTTAGGAGTACGACCAAACTCGCCCATCCACATAACTACAGTATCTTTCCACATACCCATATCTACCAAGTCCTTGACCAAATATCCCATGCCCATATCAAGACGATTCCCATTCCCACGCCTAATA